TACCTTTCGACATCAGTCTCATACCTGTAGCAAAAGTGGGATCATCCAACATATTTGACTGTCTCATGCACCCAATGCGCTGATAGCACTGGTAAAAATCCTGTAATACTGGCACTCCACCGGTCAACCATAAACCACCAGTACCAACAGCTGTGCACCACTTCTCGCGGTGAATCGTGTTGGTAAGTGGGTGGGTGGTCATAGTGTCTTTCCTAAGAGTCGCTGGTATATTGCGGACCATTCTGCATGATTCCCCAATCTCGATGGGATGCATTTGACAGAACTCAACCTGGTGGAGCTCCGTCACTGGACTCTCACATGTCATGCGAAAGCCCAGCTCACTAAAGTACTCACTCAACCCCTCCATGAACTGTGCAACATCCTTAGCTTCCAAAAAGACGACACAGTCGTCACCATTGTTGACTAATTTAATATGAGTGTTGCAACTCTTAGCATATGACCATACCATTGCTGACATGATCAAACAATTACCAAGACCAGTGTTCATGTCACCGGAGAATCGTTTTCCTTTCACGCGGTATTTCAACCGTCCGTCAGGGCAATAGCCCACACCTCGGTTATTCATTTGCCATTTTAGCAACTTCGAGAGATGTGGGGAGTATCTAAAAAGTTTACGGTAGATATCGTGTTCCCAGTCCAGCATGGCGGGAGACACGTGCATGTCAAATTTCTCAGCGTCAAGTCCGATTGCGACAGGCTCGTCAAAACTTCGCCATTTGCCACGGATTATGTTACCGATTTCCTCAACATTGTACCCTTTCATTACTGTGGGTCCATCACCAAAAACTTTTCCTATCGCCTTATAGACTTTGTGCTCAATCGCTTTAATGTAGCGACCGAGCGAAAGATTGTACGCAGGGTCACGGGGCTGAATGCACCGGGGAGCTTTGTCAGGATTGACTAACTCCATCTTAACAAACACTATAGACATAGCGTCTCTTCGTGACAACCCAATACGAGTCAACTTGTTTAATGCGTTTTCATAAATTGTTCTACGCCGACCACTATACGTCTCCAGTACTTGACTGTAGGAAAATGGGGTGGGCTCCCTCATGGACTCTAAGATACCATTGCGGAAATTCATGAGACGCTCATTAACCAGCGTCGCATCAACAAGTGGCGGAGCTACATAGTTGTCTCCAACTTTGCAGTAATACATGCGCGTCAAGAGCGCACACTCCAATGTGCCTATGTCTGCATTGTTTACCCCTAATTGCTTGTTGCCAGACAACTCCGAAATGGAGTACAACTTGCGGGGTTTGCAAGGTTCCTTAGCATGTCTGTAGACTGTCAACCTCGCGTCAACAAGCGTGGTCTTATGACCAACACCATCTACAATGCCAAGGCCCCCTCAGGGCCGATACTGGTTCGTATCAACACTACCAAACATACTACGGATGCGGTCGGTCCAACTTTGTGGCCCGGCACTACGCAATCTACGTTTCTGAGTGGCAGCGATGAGACTATTATCAATGGCAGCGGCTAAGATATCCTCGTTATCGGGAATGAATACGCCAGAAATAACCACCTCAATCGTTGATCGAATGTGGGTTGGCCTCACTCCGTGTTTATTCATTATATTGTTTGCCATTCTACGGACAGCTAGCCGATTGGCTGCATTATCCGTTGGACAACCGAGTCTATTCTTAATGTCGGAGACCACTGAGCCTATATACTCACCACGTCTCCTCCTGTTGAGCCTGCGATGTTTCTCAACCTCAATGACGTCTTGCTTTACCACAAATACTTTCGTAGCAAGGGACTGACGCTGTTGGTATGATACTATATCCGTGCTTTCCGGTGGAGGGCCCGGTTCGACAATGTCGTTATCAACGACTGTGCGCGCCATGTTACGCGCACTTACATGTAATCTCTGGACGTCGTGATTAAAATCAATGCATTCCTCGGCCAAACAATCAGGATTGCTGGTCGCGTTCTGCACTGCGTCTAACACTTCATCACTATCTGCGGGATCATTGAAGAGGCAATAGAAAGCTGTCGCGGCACCGATGGCGCCGCTAACTAAGGAGATTATAATGGGCATTCTTGTC